TTTAGTTGCGATTTTAACAGTTATTGTTGCGATGTTGGCATTGTCGGCGGATCGGTGGGTGGCATTGTGGGTAACGCCGATCATGCGCCGATCATTGGGGGAATTCTCCTATTGGCTAAATTGTCATTAGGTTATATCTTGGAAAAATGTATGTGTGTATATGTATAAGGGTAAACCCGTACGTATATTTGGCCAGCGACTGAAAATGGGCGGAAACATGACCCACATGACCCACAAATGGCCGCACGTGCCAACATGGCCGCGCGCACCAGGCGCGCAGCGCTGGCGCAAATGTTGGCATTGTTGGCTATCGGTTTTCACCCGCCAACATAGCCAACATGGTGACGGCTTGCGGCCCGCTTCGGTTGGCATAGCCAACAATGCCAACATCTACTGGCTGCTGGCTGCTGGCTGCTGGCTGCGCGCCAGGTGGCCGGAGGGGTGGGGGGAAGGGCCCTGGCCAGAGGGCCAGCGGGAACGGAGGCTTCACGAACAAATTTTTTCGGAAAAATATTTTTTTTGTTACACTGATTAGCACACGCCCCCGGCGCAGGAGAACCAATGTTCCAGTCACTGCCACTAACCATACGCAAAGTCGAAGCGACTGAGTCGCGCTTGCAGTCAATCTATGATGCTGCCAAGCTAGGTCTCAAAGGCGACACGCTCGCCTTGGCGTCAGGGATGCGACCCGATGAGTACCGCCAACTATGCCAACTTGACCCACTGGCCGAAATGGCCGCGATCAAAGGCAAAGCCGACGGCGAACGCGAGATGGCCAACATCCTGCACAACGCTGCGCGCGAAGGCGACGCTAAGGCGGCGCTGGAAATCCTCAAGCATCAACACGGCTGGGTGGCCAAGCAGTCCATCTCGGTTGACATCGACCAACGTATATCCATTACGCAAGCGCTGCATGAAGCCGAGTTGCGTGTCATAGAGGTCATTGATGCAGTCGACCAAATACAGCGCTGAAGACGAACAGGAATTGATGGCGCGTCTGTGGACGCCGCGCATCAAGGACGACCCGCTGGCGTTTGTGGCCCTAGTGTTTCCGTGGGGCGTCAAGGGCACGCCGTTGGAAAACTTCAAAGGGCCGCGCAAGTGGCAGCGTGACGTGCTGCAAGACATTGCCGCGCACATCCAGGCAAACAAGGGGCAAATTGACTACGCGGTGTTGCAAGAGGCCATCTCATCCGGGCGCGGTATCGGCAAGTCCGCTTTAGTAAGCTGGATCACAATCTGGATGTTGTCCACGCGGATCGGCTCGACGACCATCATCTCCGCTAACAGCGAGTCCCAACTTCGGTCAATCACCTGGGCCGAGATTACCAAGTGGCTGGCAATGGCGCTGAACAGCCACTGGTTTGAAGTCAGCGCCACCCGGCTGATGCCCGCCAAGTGGCTGACCGAACTGGTCGAGCGCGACTTGAAAAAGGGCACGCGCTACTGGGGTGTTGAAGGGCGACTCTGGTCAGCGGAAAACCCCGACGCTTACGCGGGTGTGCATAACTTCGACGGGGTGCTGGTGGTGTTTGATGAAGCGAGCGGTATTGACGACTCGATTTGGGCGGTGACCAGCGGGTTCTTCACGGAGAACACGCCCAACCGCTTCTGGCTGGCGTTCAGCAACCCGCGCCGCAACACGGGGTACTTCTACGAGGCGTTCAACAGCAAGCGGGATTTCTGGAAAACCAAGGTGGTGGACGCTCGGACGGTAGAGGGTACGGACAAGCAGGTGTACGAGCGGATCATCCAGGAGTACGGGGCAGAGTCGGCGCAGGCGCACGTCGAGGTGTACGGTATGTTCCCCAACGCGGGGGATGATCAGTTCATCGGCGCAGACATTGTGGATGAGGCGATGAAGCGTGAAAAGTACAAGGATTTGTCAGCCCCGATCATCATCGGCGTCGACCCGGCGCGGTTCGGTGCGGACGCCACGGTCATCGCCGTGCGGCAGGGGCGGGATATTGTCAACATAGCGCGGCATCGGGGCGACGACACGATGACGGTGGTCGGGCACGTCATTGAGGCCATCGAGGAATACAAGCCGACGCTGGTGGTGATCGACGAAGGTGGCCTGGGCGCGGGGATTGTTGACCGGCTCAAGGAGCAACGGTACAAGATCAAAGGGGTCAACTTTGGCAACAAGGCCAAGAACCCCATCATGTACGGCAATATGCGGGCGCAGATGTGGGGTGAAATGAGGGAGTGGTTGAAATCTGCTAGTATCCCGCACGACAGGTTCTTGAAGACGGACTTGATTTCGCCTATGATGAAGCCTGATTCACGTGGAACAATCTTCTTGGAAAGCAAGAAAGAAATGAAATCTCGCGGACTTGCATCGCCCGACGCAGCAGACGCCATATGCGTGACGTTTGCGTTTCCTGTGGCCCACCGCGAATATACTGAACCCGCCCGCCGGATAAACGCGCAGGGCAACAGCGTATCAACTTCATGGATGGGATCATGAAAAAAGTGTCTCTTAGTGTCGGACGCGGCGAGAAATTGCCGACATCCAAAGGTGCTGGCCTGACGGCTAAGGGCCGCGAGAAGTACAACGCGGCGACTGGGTCTAACCTTAAGGCGCCAGCCCCCAACCCTAAGACCAAAGCAGACCAAGGCCGCAAGGATTCATTTTGTGCCAGAATGGGCGCTGTAGCGGCCAACGCCAAAGACGGCGAACGCGCTAAAGCTGCTCTTAAACGATGGAAGTGTTGATATGAAGCCAGGACTATACGCAAACATTAACGCCAAACAAGCTCGTATCGCCGCTGGTTCTAAGGAAAAGATGCGTAAACCAGGCGCGCCTGGCGCACCGACAGCCAAGGCGTTCAAAGAGTCTGCCAAAACTGCGAAGAAAAAATAATGGCAAACACCAAGCCGATTGGCGTAGCGTACGAAGATCAGAACATCATCGGCGCGGATATTGTTGAGGCCACTGACATCGTTACTACGGGCACGATTGGCTACGCCGCCAGTGCTTTTGGCACGGTAACTCAGACCAACAACAAAACCACAGCGGTTACGATCAACACGCCTTCCGGTCAGATTACTACGGCCAACGCACAGATGGCCCCCAGCGCCAATGCGGTGTTTGTGGTTAATTGCAGCACGGTCAGCACCCGAGATGTGGTTGTGATCAGTGTGGCCTCTGGCGGCACTTTGGGTGCGTACAATGCTTTTATCGCGGCGGTGGCCGATGGTTCGTTTACGGTGGAACTTAAAAACGTGACCAACAACGCCTATTCTGAAGCGATTAAATTGAACTACGCCATCTTTCATACGGAGAGTTAATATGCCTCTCGTCAAATCAAAAACACCCGAGGCTTTCCGTAAGAACGTGAAGGCTGAAGTTGCCGCCGGTAAGCCGGTGAAGCAGGCCGTGGCGATTGCATACTCTGTCAAGCGCGAAGCGCAAAAACCAACAAAGAAAAAATAATGGCTGATTACACCGGCATAGCCGCCGCTGGTGCGGTATCCAACGGCGGCGGTCAGAAGGACACAACGTCCAATATCTTGGCGACTGCCCGCAGCCGTCTGGATATGGCGATTGGCGCACTGTCCGAGTCCCGCGAAGAAGAGATTGATGATTTGAAGTTTTACGCGGGCAGCCCGGACAATCACTGGCAGTGGCCTGCTGACGTGCTGGCGACTCGCGGCGCGGTGCAGGGCCAGACGATCAACGCTCGCCCGTGTCTGACAATCAACAAACTGCCGCAGCACGTCCGGCAAGTGACCAATGACCAACGCCAAAACCGCCCAAGTGGCAAGGTTATTCCTGCCGACGACAAGGCCGACGTTGCAGTCGCCGAAATCTTCAACGGCATGGTCAGGCACATTGAGTACATCTCCGACGCCGATGTCGCTTACGACACCGCCTGCGAGAACCAAGTCAGCTACGGCGAAGGCTACATCCGCATCCTGACGGAATATTGCGACGACAACACCTTTGACCAAGATATTAAGATTGGACGCATTCGCAACAGTTTCAGCGTCTACATGGATCCAACGATCCAAGACCCATGCGGGTCTGATTCCAAGTGGTGTTTTATCACCGAGGACGTCACGAAAGCCGACTATGCGCGTATGTACCCTGACTCGGCGCCTATCACGACCTTGCAGTCGCTGGGCGTCGGTGACCAGAATCTGTCTCAATGGCTCAACGAAGACACGATCCGCATTGCGGACTACTACTACGTTGACTACGACCGTGCCACGCTGAATCTGTACCCAGGGAATATCACGGCGTTTGCCGGTTCGCCCGAAGACAAGATGCTAAAGGCCCAGTTTGGCAAACCGCTGAAGTCACGCGAGTCTGACCGGCAAAAAATCAAGTATTGCAAGATCAACGGGTACGAAATACTGGAAGAGCGCGAGTGGGCGGGCCGGTATATCCCCGTTGTGCGGATTGTTGGCAACGAATTTGAGGTTGACGGACGCCTGTATGTGTCAGGAATCGTCCGAAACGCCAAAGACGCCCAGCGGATGTACAACTATTGGGTGTCTCAAGAGGCAGAAATGCTGGCTTTGGCGCCAAAAGCGCCATTTATTGGCTACGGCGGCCAATTTGAAGGCTACGAAACCCAGTGGAAGACCGCAAATACGACCAATTGGCCATATTTGGAGGTAAATCCTGACGTTACAGACGGATCCGGCAGCATTTTGCCTCTGCCACAGCGCGCCCAGCCGCCAATGGCGTCCAGCGGGCTGCTGCAAGCCAAGGCTGGCGCGTCCGAGGACATAAAAGCGTCAACTGGTCAATACAACGCTTCTTTGGGCATGACATCCAACGAACGCTCAGGAAGAGCGATTCTTGCGCGTCAACGTGAAGGTGATGTCGGTACTTACCACTACGGCGACAACTTGGCGCGCGGCGTGCGGCATATCACCCGGCAGTTGGTTGACCTGATCCCTAAGATTTACGACACCCAGCGGGTGGCGCGGATCATTGGCGAGGACGGCGAGACCGACATGGTCAAGATTGACCCAATGCAGGCCGAGCCGGTTAAGAAAATTGTCAACCAAGAGGGCATTGTGATTGACAAGATTTACAACCCGTCGGTCGGCAAGTACGACGTAGTGGTCACCACAGGCCCAGGCTACGCCACCAAGCGCCAAGAGGCGCTAGAAGCGATGGCGCAACTGCTGCAAGGCAACCCGCAACTGTGGCAAGTGGCCGGTGATTTGTTTGTGAAGAACATGGATTGGCCTGGCGCTCAAGAGATGGCGAAACGCTTTGCGAAGACTATTGACCCCAAGCTGATGCAGGACGGCGACAAGCCGCCTGAGTTGCAGCAAGCCGAGCAGCAGATCCAGGCGATGGGCCAAGAGATGGAGCAGATGTACCAGATGATCCAAAACGTCGGCAAGTCCATTGAAATGCAGGAACAGCAGCGCAAGGACTTTGAGGCCGAGGTCAAAATGTACGAAGCCGAAACCAAGCGGATTGCTGCGGTGCAAGCTGGCATGACCGAGCAACAGATTCAAGATATTGCTATGGGTGTGGTCGCAGCGGCAATGGAATCACAAAATATGCTCAATGAAATGCCGCAGATGCGTGATGAATCCATGCCGATGGAGATGCCGATGGAGATGCAACAATGAAACCCGCTGATTTTTTAGGCTTGCTGTTTCTAGCCCGTGATGTGACGCACAGCGTTCACTTGAACACCCGCAGCTTTAGCAAGCACAAGGCACTGAATATTTTTTACGAGCGCATAGTCGGCGCGGCAGATGATTTTGCCGAAGCCTACCAAGGCCGTCATGGTTTGATTGGCCCAATCACCTTGCACTCGGCAAAAAAGACCAGCAACGTCATTGAGTTTTTAGAGGATTCGTTGGCTGAAATTGAAGCTGCTCGGTACGAGGTGTGTGATAAAACGGACTCTTCGCTTCAGCAGTTGATTGACAACATCATCGAAATTTATCTGCGAACCCTATATAAACTACGCTTTTTGGCATAAGGAAACATCATGGAATTACTAAATCCACTGGCAGACGCTAATTTTCCTGCCAAATCTATTTCTTACACTGGCACTGCTGGCGTAACTGGCACTTGGCCTGCTGGCGCTCAAGGTGTTGTGGTTTGGTCTGACCAAGCCTGCTATGTGCTGGTTGGTGAAGGTGTTACGGCTACAACAGCCAGCACGCCCATTCCCCCATTTACACCAATTCCGTTCAAAGTGCCTGCCAGCGTAAGCGGCCAGTGGCGCGTAAGTGCGATTCAAGTGTCTACTGGTGGCACGATCTACTGCAAACCAATGAACTCACAATGAGCTATTTTGGTATTCCTATTCGGAACGGTGTTTCCATTGGTCTTGGAAGCATTATTTCCTTTTTGTCAGGGTACGCCAGCGCAACGGTGCAGGGCAATCTCTTGACCGAAATTGGCGATAACCTTGTGCAAGAAAATGGCGGTTTAATTTTGCTGGAGTGATAAATGGCTGATACAAAAATCTCTGCTCTACCGAGCGCAACCGTCCCCTTGGCGGGTACTGAGGTACTGCCGATTGTGCAAGGCGGCGCGACTACCAAGGTAAGCGCCAACGGCCTGTTCAATAATCCAACGGTGACCAACTACGTTGAGGCAGTTGTTGCCATCGGCACGGTTGCCAGTTCGTCTACTTTGGCGTTGACCAACGGCACGGTGCAGACCGCCACATTGACGGCCTCCACGGCTTGCACGTTCACCATGCCAACCGCGACTGCGGGCAAGTCTTTTGTACTGCTGCTTAAACAAGCAGCGTCTACAGGCAACGGCACAGCAACATTCACAGGCGTGAAGTGGGGAACTGCTGGCGCACCAACCATCACGGCAACCGCAGGCAAGATGGACATCCTGACCTTTATTGCTGATGGCACAAACTGGTACGGCTCAATCGCCCAAGGGTACACACCATAATGTTTGCCGCTAAAAACTTTCTGTTGGCTGGGGGTGCGCTTGCTGCGCTATCGGAAGTTGAGTATCTAGTGGTTGCTGGCGGTGGCGGCGGCGGCGGCTATGCTGTTGCTGGCGGTGGTGGTGCGGGTGGATTTAGAACTGCCACAAATTTTTCTATAACTCTTGGAACCCCATATACGGTTACTGTAGGAGCAGGTGGAAATGGCGGGGCGCCGTCAACAAATGGCTCAGTTGGTTCAAATTCTGTTTTTTCTACTATTACCTCAAATGGCGGTGGTTTTGGTGCGTATGCAGTAAATGGTGCTGGTGGTAATGGTGGCTCTGGTGGCGGTGGTGGGTATGACTCTCCTACTGCCGGAGCTGGTGGTTCTGGAAATACACCTAGCACAAGTCCATCACAAGGCAATAATGGTGCTGCTGGAGCCACATCAGCGCCAGCAAGAAGTGGCGGCGGCGGCGGTGCTGGTGCTGTAGGTTCAAATGCAAATCCTCCTAATGGCGGTGCGGGTACATCTTTTAATAGCGTAACTTATGCTGGTGGTGGCGGTGGTGGTAGCGATGGAACTGGTGGCGCGGGTGGTAGTGGAGGCGGCGGTGCGGGTGGAACAATAGGTACAAATGGAACTGCCGGAACTGCCAATACTGGTGGCGGCGGCGGTGGTGGTGGTGGTGCTGTACCAACTTTAGTTGGTGGCGCAGGCGGCTCTGGCATTGTCATCATTCGTTACCCAGACACATTTGCAGCCGCAGCATCTACCACAGGCTCACCCACAATTACAGTTACAGGTGGGTACAGAATTTACCAATGGACAGGTTCAGGGAGTATCACATTCTAATGGCACACTTTGCAAAACTCAATTCTGAAAATGTTGTGGAGCAAGTTGTTGCCGTCCACAACAATGACGCGCCTGACGAAGCCGCAGGCATTGCTTTTTTGAATAGCCTATTTGGCGAAGCTACATGGGTGCAAACCAGCTACAACAACCGCATCCGCAAAAACTACGCTGGCATTGGTTTTACCTACGATTCTCAGCGTGATGCATTCATCCCTCCAAAGCCATATGCAAGCTGGACGCTAGTAGAGGCAACGTGTCAATGGATAGCGCCAGTTGCAATGCCCACAGACGAAAAGTTTTACCGATGGGATGAAGCTGCATTGACTTGGGTTGCACAAAATATTTGATATAGTCGTAAAAAACGTACTGGTGCGTTCACCAGGGATTCTTTGGAATCAAAAATGTCAGAAGAAAACCTAGCGGTAGTTGACCCCGCGCCGGAACCGATTGCAACGGCTGTATCGGAACCCGAAGTTAATGCGCCGGAAGTAGCTGAGGAACAGCAATCTAAAACTTTCACACAGGAAGAATTGGACGCTGCAATTGGCAAACGCCTTGCAAGAGAGCAAAGGAAGTGGGAACGAGAACAAGCGCAACGCGCTGCGGAAACGCAAGCGTTAAGAGTAGCGCCGATTCAGTCTGCTGATCAATTTGAAAGCACGGAGGCTTACGCTGAAGCGCTAGCTTTGCAAAAAGCCGAACAATTGATTGCACAGCGTGAAGCGGCAAAACAGCAGTCGCAAGTTCTTGAAAGCTACCACGAACGGGAAGAGGAAGCACGGAGCAAGTACGAGGACTTTGAACAAGTCGCGTACAACCCCAAACTTCCGATCACCAACGTGATGGCAGAGGCAATCCAATCTTCGGATATTGGGCCTGAGTTGGCATACCATCTCGGCACAAACCCCAAGGAAGCGGAACGCATTTCCCGTCTGACGCCACTCAGCCAGGCTAAAGAGATTGGACGGATTGAGGCCAAATTGGCCGCAGACCCGCCCGTGAGACGTACATCGTCAGCGCCAGCACCTATTTCGCCTGTCTCTGCCCGATCCACTGGATCACCGGCCTATGACACTACAGATCCACGGTCTATCAAGACCATGACGGATTCGCAGTGGATTGAAGCCGATAGGGCACGGCAAAGAAAGAAGTGGGAAGCGCAGGCAAACCGCTAATTTTTTTCTTAAAGGACTTTTTTCATGGCTAATAGCATCCTAACCATTGACATGATTACCCGGAAGGCGCTCGAAATTCTCGAGAACAACCTGGTACTCACCCGTAACGTAAACCGTCAGTACGACGACAGCTTTGCTGTTGAAGGTGCGAAGATTGGTTCCACTCTGCGTATTCGTCTGCCTGACCGCGCCCTAGTCACCGACGGCGCTGCCTTGCAAGTGCAGGATGACAACGAGCAGTTCACAACCCTGACCGTTTCCACCCAAAAGCACATCGGCGTGAACTTCACGTCCGCTGAGTTGACCATGCAATTGGACGACTTCGCAGAGCGTGTTCTCAAGCCGCGTATTTCTCAGTTGGCCTCCAGCATTGATGCTGACGTTGCCAATGCTTACAAGAGCATCGGTAACACCGTTGGCACTCCCGGCACTACCCCGTCCACTTCGTTGGTGCTGTTGCAAGCCCAGCAGAAGCTGAACGAAAATGCTGCTGTGATGTCGCCACGCTACGCAACGGTTAACCCCGCTGCCAACGCTGGTCTGGTTGAAGGCATGAAAGGTCTGTTTAATCCCACCGACACCATCAGCAAGCAGTTTAAGAACGGCATGATGGGCACTGGCGTGTTGGGCTATGACGAGATCAATATGTCTCAGTCAATCAAGCAGCACACCACCGGTTCGCGTGACGCATCCGCATCCACCTTGGTTAAAACCCCAGGCGTGACCAGCGAAGGTTCGTCCACCATCTTGTTGGAACAAGGCTCCGTCACCACCACCATCAAGGCCGGTGATGTGTTCACTATCGGTAGCTGCTTTGCTGTGAATCCGCAAACCCGTGAAACCACGGGTTCGCTGTTCCAGTTTGTGGCTGCGGCTGACGCTACCGCTGTGTCCGGCACTTGGACTGTGACTGTTGCGCCCATGTACTCCGCTGCTCACGCACTGGCAACCATGACCGCGCTGCCAGCTACCGGCGGTGTTGTGACTTTTGTGGGAACTGCTTCTACTGCTTACGCACAGAACTTGGTCTACCACAAGGACGCCATTTCGTTTGCTACCGCTGACCTGTTGCTGCCCCAAGGCGTTGACATGGCTGCGCGTTCCGTTCACAACGGTATCAGCTTGCGCGTTGTTCGTCAGTACGACATCAACAACGACCGTATGCCTTGCCGTATCGACGTTTTGTATGGTTTCAGCACCATTCGTCCGCAGATGGCTTGCCGCATCTGGGGCTAATCCGCAACTCTTTCTGAAGGAAAAATATCATGGCTACTCTACCTAATGGCGCAGGCGGTTACCAAATTGGTGACGGCAATCTGACCGAAGTTCAACTAAACACCCAAACTACCCCAGCAACGGCAACTGTCACGGCAACGCTGACAACCGCCCAACTGCTGAACGGTATCATTTTGGGCACGCCCACCACAACCGCAGCGGCTTACACACTGCCTTTGGCTACTGATCTGGACGCAGCCGTGTCCAGTGCCAAAGTCAACAGCAGCTTTGACTTTGTGGTAATCAATACCAACGGTTCCGGCAGCGGCGTGATCACCATCACGACCAACACCGGCTGGACGATTGGAACATCTGGCTCACAAGGCTTGATGACCGTCACCACCGCTGGCACTGCCCAAAAGTACCGCGCAGTTAAATCTGGCGACGGCGCTTGGGCTTTGTACCGCGTAGCCTAAACCTAACGGGGGCTTCGGCCCCTGTTCTTAAAGGAACATCATGCCAAATACTAAAGCTGTAGGCGTTGCGTATAGCGACCCTGAATTTGATAGCGTAACCGTTACCGGCGCGTCAGCGTTGCAAGCGGTGACCGCTACGACCATAACTGCTACAACCATAGCTGGCACTTCAACCGGCGCCATTCGCCTTCCTGTTGCCGCTGTTGCGGCGGCGGGCAGTACTCAAGGCAATGCTGCTGCACTAGCTGAGGGTATCAATGTCGTTTCGGCGGCAGATGGCACCAAAGGAGTGATTTTGCCTACAGCGGTAGCTGGTATGGTAATTATTGTTAAAAACACCGCTGCTGGAGCGCTGAAGATTTATCCCGCCACTGGTGGGGCAGTCAATGCAGTCGCGGCCAACGGTGCGTATAGCATTACAAACCTTACCAGTTCGTTGTTGGTGGCATCTTCCACTACCCAGTGGTATTCTGTTCCATTGGTAGCATCCTAACCAAACGGGGCTTCGGCCCCTTTCTCATCTATGGTCATATACCTACAGCATCCCATCCACGGCAGAAAAGTCGCCACTATGGATCTTGAAGCAGAAGCCGATGAACAAAACGGATGGGTGCGATACAATGAAGATACGCCCAATTTTGAGTTGGCGGCTCCTGTGAACGTCCTGGAAGTAAAGCGGCGTAGAAAAGTTGAAATACAAGGAGTCTAGCTATGGCAACTTACACTGCGGGTGACCAGATCAACCGGGCGCTGCGGTTGCTTGGCGTTTTAGCCGAAGGCGAAACTACCTCCGCATCAGTGTCGCAAGATTCACTGTTGGCGATGAATCAAATGATTGATTCGTGGAACACTGAACGTCTGTCGGTGTTCAGCACTCAAGATCAAATTTTTACTTGGCCTGCGGGGCAAATTACGCGCACGCTTGGCCCATCGGGCAACTTTGTTGGCCTGCGCCCCGTGTTGCTGGACGACTCAACCTACTACCGTGATGCTGGCACAAACGTCAGCTTTGGCATCAAGTTTATAAATCAGCAGCAGTACAACGGTATTGCCGTCAAAACTGTAACGTCAACCTACCCGCAAGTCATTTTTGTAAACATGACTTACCCCAACGTCACGATGACGGTCTATCCACAGCCCACAAGGGATTTGGAATGGCACTTTGTGAGCGTTCAAAAATTAGATGAACCGGCCACACTAACGACTGTGCTGGCTTTCCCACCAGGCTATTTGCGGGCGTTTACTTACAACTTGGCGATGGAGATCGCACCTGAGTTTGGCGTCGAACCCAGCCCACAAGTGACACGCATTGCCATGACTAGCAAGCGTAATCTGAAGCGCATCAACAACCCTGATGATGTGATGTCGATGCCTTATGCAATTGTGGCTACTCGCCAGCGGTTCAACATCTATTCTGGCAATTATTAACAAATATAGTCGCTATGTTTGCCAGCAATAAAACCTTTGGTTCCTTTAACTGCGCGCAAAAGTCCTTTGGCTTTGTAAGCGTCAATTGCGTGCTGAATGTTTTGTTGATGGGTTACCAATTCCAAATTAGTCAGTTGATTGTTAGAGCGATTAAGGTCTTTATGATTAACTTCCAATTTGCTTTTGATTGGGCCATTAAATGCTTCCCACATCATGCGATGTACACTGCTTCTAAAATATTTTCCATTTTTGCACAAATCAACAATAGAGTAGCCCTTAATCAATCGATTTTTAACGGCCCGATGTGTCGATTCACCAACCCAAGTTTTGCCCAGCTTAATGGAATGGGCTGTGGGTATGCTAGTGCTCAAAAAAGTAGCAACTTGTTTCAAGGTCGCACCCTGCTCAAACATTTTTTTTGCTTCTGGAATTTTTGCAGCATCAAGCGTTTTGCCTCTGGCAATACGGCGCACATTCCCAAAATCGCTAATTTCGTACAAATTTTCAAAGCCGAGAACTGGTTTCCATGTTTCCATAGTGCTACTCCGTTTAATGTGAATAGGAGTATAGCGTAATGCAAACACCAATTTTGGGTGCGGCGTATGTTGCAAGGTCAATAAATGCTGCGGACAATCGGATGGTGAACCTGTTTCCGGAGATGACGCCGGACAATGGACAGACCGCCGCTTTTCTCAATCGCGCCCCTGGCCTCAACTTCTTGCAGTCAGTGGGCACAGGCCCAATCCGCGCCTTGTGGGCGCACCAGACCAACGGCAGCGACTTCTATGTTGTATCGGGCCAAGAAGTCTACAAGCTGACCGGCTTGACGGCCACGCCTACCTTGCTGGGCACAGTGTCTGGCACGGGGCCGGTGTCGATTGCGGACAACGGGACACAAATCTTTTTCGCGTGTAATCCCGATGGCTACATCTACAACGAGACTACCAACGTATTTGCAAAAATCACAGACCCCGATTTTGCTGGTGCCGTGACAGTGGCGTATCTTGACGGGTACTTTGTCTTTAACCAGCCAAACAGTCAATTTATTTGGGTTTCGGAATTGTTGAATGGGCAATCAGTTGAACCGCTAGACTTTGCAAGCGCCGAAGGCTCACCGGACGGCGTAGTTGGCATCATCGCTGACCACCGCGAATTGTGGGTGTTTGGCACTGATTCGGTTGAAGTCTGGTACGACTCTGGCGCGGCTGATTTCCCCCTGCAACGCATCCAAGGCGCTTTCAATGAAATTGGGTGCGTGTCGGCGTACACCATCGCCAAGATGGACAACGGCCTGTTTTGGCTGGGCACAGACGCACGCGGCCAAGGCATTGTCTACCGAGCCAACGGCTATACCGGCGTTCGTATCTCTACCCATGCTATTGAGTACGCAATTGCCCAATACGGCAACATCTCGGACGCTATTGCGTACACCTACCAGCAAGAAGGCCATGCGTTCTATGTGCTGACATTCCCATCTGGCAATGCCACTTGGGTATATGATGTTGCAACGCAGGCATGGCATGAGCGCGCTGGGTGGGACAACGGCGAGTTCACCCGCCACCGCAGCAATTGCCAGTGCAATTTTGGCGGCAACATTATTGTGGGTGACTACGAAAACGGCAACATCTACACGCTAGATCTTGATGTCTATGCCGACAACGGCGGCATCCAAAAGTGGTTGCGTTCATGGCGGGCGCTGCCGTCAGGGCAGAACAATCTCAAGCGCACCGCGCACCACAGCTTGCAGTTGAACTGCGAGTCTGGCGTTGGCCTAAATAACGGGCAAGGCTCCGATCCCCAAGCTATGTTGCGCTGGTCGGATGACGGCGGGCACACTTGGAGCAATGAGCATTGGTCTTCAATGGGCAAGATCGGCGCGTACTACCACCGCGTCTTTTGGCGGCGTCTAGGCATGACGCTCAAGCTGCGCGACAGGGTCTACGAAGTGTCCGGCACTGACCCTGTCAAGATTGCCATCATGGGCGCTGAATTGATGATCAGCCCGACCAATGCCTAACAACAGCACGCAAATCACGCCTCCGCGCGTCCCGCTTACGGACGAGCGCACGGGGGCGGTTTCGCGTGAGTGGTATCGCTGGTTCTACAACCTGTACACAGTAACTGGTGGCGGGGCGGGCATCACGCCGGTCATCAATGGTGGCACAGGACTAAGTACTATCCCTACCAATGGCCAATTGCTAATTGGCAATGGATCAGGGTATACCCTCAATACATTGACAGCCAGCAGCGGCATCACGGTCACCAATGCAGCGGGAACTATTACCGTTGCCAATTCGGGCGTGCTGTCTTTTGCGGGCGGCACTACCGGCCTGACGCCAGCAGCGGCCACTACAGGCGCCGTAATGCTTGCAGGCACATTGATTGCCGTCAATGGCGGCACGGGGTTCTCCGCTTACGCTGTGGGCGACTTGCTGTACGCAAACACCACGACTACGCTGACAAAGCTGCCAGTGGGAACAACGGGGCAAGTGTTAACCGTCACTGCCGGTGCGCCAGCTTGGGCAACCCCTAGCAGTTCAGCGCCGGTCACCAAAACCGCCGACTTTACGTTGGCGGCTACTGAGTCATGGGTGATCAATAACAAGTCAGGCTCAACCTGTACCGTCACTCTGCCAACGCCGTCAAGCTACACTGGACGCCAGGTTACTTTTAAGAATATGCAGGCGCAGCTTTTGGTGTCAGCTTCAAGTAATGTTGTGCCGATTGACAGCACTTCTGCTGGGACGGCAATCCTCTTAAATGTGGTCGGGAATTGGGCGACAATCGTGTCTGACGGCACGAACTGGGTCATCATGCAAGCTGCGTCCAACAACAATCTTTTACTGGAATAATTTAATGATCAAACATCATTTTTCCAGCGGCGTGTACGCTAAGGAGACCCGCATCCCCGCCGGTAGCTGGTTGGTTCAGCACATCCACAAACACAGCCACTTGTCCATTTTGGCCAGCGGCTCGATTGAATTGGTGGTGGGAGGTGAAAAATCTGTTCTGCACGCCCCCGCGTGCCTTAGTATTGTTGCGGGCAAGCATCACGGCGTAAAATCGCTCACAGACGTAGTTTGGTATTGCATCCACGCAACGGACTGTACGGATGAAGACGAGATAGATGAAGTTCTTATAGTGCCTGCGAATGGCGCTCAGATTCAAAATATTGCTCAAATTATGAGCGAAGGAGTTTGATATGCCATGGGTAACAGCTGCGGTAATAGGTGGAAGCGCGTTACTTGGTGCGTCCAGTGCTAATAGGGCCGCAAGCGAACAAGCTGATGCGGCAACGCGGGCGGCTGAAACGCAAGCGGCCGCGGCCCGCTATGCGGCAGACTTGCAGCAAAAGCAGTACGAAGAAAACGTAGGCCGTCAACGACCGTTCTATGAGGCAGGCGTCAACGCCCTACCTGAGTTGGTGTCAGCTTCTCGGTACACGCCGTTTGGCATGGATCAGTTTACCGCCGACCCAGGCTACGGATTCCGATTGTCGGAAGGCCAAAAGGCGTTGGAGCGTTCTGCTGCTGCACGCGGTGGGCTGATCTCTGGCGGTGCTATGAAGGCCGCTACACGCTTTGGCCAAGAGATGGGATCGCAAGAGTACACCAACGCATTTAACCGCTACCAAGCTGAACGCCAAGCGCGTCTAAGCCCGCTGCAATCGTTGACCGGCATGGGGCAAACTACCGCCCAACAACTTGGGGCTGCTGGCTCTCAGAATGCCAACGCAATAGGTGGCTATGGCATGGCAGGCGCAGGCGCTACTGCTGAGGGCTACATGGGCGCGGCCAACGCCCGCGCGTCTGGCTACATGGGCGGGTACAACGCAATTAACAGCGGGCTGACAAATTATTTGAATTACAACAGCCCAATAAACCGCATGTTGCAAAACCCAGTGCAAGCCGTCTCACTGACGTAAGGAACAACCATGCCTTTAGACACACGAATTGCGCTAACTGGACAGCCGCTTCAGTTGGAAAGCCCATTGGCCCAATACAGCCAGCTCATGAGCGTAGTGAACGCGGGCACTCAGAATCAACTTGCACAGATGCAGATGTCTGCCGCTCAACGGGCTATGCTAGAGGAAGAAGGCACTCAGAATTATTTGGCAGATCCAACTAATGATTTAACCACCGCAAAAGGCCAACAAGGATTGTTGCGGTTTGGTAAATCGGGGCAAGCCGTACTTAAAAGTTTGTCTGAGCAAAGAAAATTACAAACGGAAGAAGACAAATCTAAGTATGAATTTGAAGTAAAAACATTGGATAGGGCTATAAACGAGCTTACAAATTTAACTGATTTGCCTATGGCATTTGCCAGTATTGACAGGCAAGTTGCAAATAAAAGCATAACGCCGCAACAAGGCGCGGAATTAAAAACAAGAATTAACAACGCGCCGGATTTTTCAACTTGGCAAAACCAGACCATAACGGGGATGTTAGATGCTAAGGAACGCTTGGGTGCTATGGCAGAGCAACGGTATCAAGAATTTAGAGGCCGACCCGCGCCTGCCGCACCCACCGCGCCTCCCGCCGTAGTGCCAACCGTGCCGATAAACGCCACAGAAGCGCCTTTGGTTCGCCCAACGCAAGCAGCCGTACCGTTAAATAAACTAACCGTATCAGAAGACGCCAGAGGTGATAAAACGTATTACCTAGATGGAGTTCCAATTTCTGGGGAAAAATTCGCAGAGTTGACCGCAGCTTCAATAGCCCCCGCACCGCTTTCTGGTACGCGCGCGGCTTTCCTTGCGTCTATGGCTCCTGCCGCTGCTGCTGCGCCTGCCCCGGTTGCGGCTGC